ATTTTGTTCTATTATTTTCTCAAAATAACAGCCTCCTTCTGATACTATTATTTTCTCTTCATTTAAATCTTCGGGAAATTTTTTGTTATATTCCTCGATGAAATTGAATAATTCTATAACAAATATTGAATTGCTATACGCATAATCCGATTTTTTTTTTTAAAAAAAAATTTTGTAGTTATTTTTGACAGCAACTAAAACTGTAGATATTAACAAAGTTAAACATGCCCCTATTCTATCCCCGCCAGGATTATCTTGTAAAATGATATATTTAATATTATTAATATTTGAATAGTCAATATTCGACATATGTCTTTATAATATACGAAGAGAATTTTATCTCAAATAAACGTTGCATGCCTGGATAGAAAAACATTCGGGTACAAACCTTCGCAAAGTGCCTGTTTCAAATGTTTATTGGTCTAATTAGCCCCCTTTGAAGGGAATTGTTTAACTTTGGCATTTCTAAGTACATAATACGGAGAAAACTAAAAAATTGAAATCATAAATCATTAAACTTAAAATGTTGGGCAGTGACATCCTTAGACCAAAGAAGTCTAAGCAAAGTTCAAGAGCAAGATGCCCAAGCCGAAGTCCAACGTTTCCGCTTCTGCAACTAAGACCCCGCTCAAGTACACAGCATACACTTCGCCCCCACCGCGCGTCTACACACAGACCGAGCTGATCATGGGTGCCCTTGACCCTGGTCTTTGTGCCATGCTAAATGGTACTGGGGGTGCCTGGGGCGACGAGGTGTCGGATGAGGAGGAGATAGACCCAACCTGGATAGAGGGTGCTCGTGCCTGCCAGGCCGAACGCCGTGCCGCCGAGGCAACCGTCGCTTGCAATGCCCGTGCGGCGGACCTTGCAAAGGTATCCACGCCCGAGTGGCTTGCCAATCTCCAAGCCCCTGCCCGTAAAGCCTTTGCCAAGGTGTTGGACGTAGTCGGTGGGCAGATCTGGAGCTGTGTGCATGCGGAGCAACGGGTTTTGCCCGTCTGGCGTCTACTTCAACGGGCTCAGATCCGTCGCAATCGGGCATGTCAGGAGGTACTTGAAGCCGACATTGACGCAATGTGGGCATGGGTCCACGCACAGCCGGAGTACCAGGCTATGACCGAGGAGGACGTCGATGACATGGCCAACTACTGGGACTCTTACTGGGAGGAGAAGTACAGCACGCACTTGGAGAATACGTTGCCCGGTGCCCTTCATCTTGACGCGGACGGCAACGTCGCCATTTGTCGCTACTTCAACACGCCCGGTGGTTGCCACCGTGAGCCAGGGACGGGTGCCTGCCCTTACAAGCACATTGTGGGCGTTGCTCCGGAGGCAGAGCCGTGCAAGTTCTTCAACACGCCACGCGGGTGTAAGAACGGCAACGCCTGCCCGTTCAAGCACGTACATATTGCCGAGTCGGAGCCAAGTGGCTCCTGGCGTACCCAACCTAGCGACGCATGGGGCTCGGTACGTTGCGGTAGTGTGAGCACGGTCTCGTCAGCTGAGGAGGGGTGGACGGCAGCAACCGGCCAAAGACGTACCACCGCCACCGGTGGCGGTCGCCCTCCCTTAGCACAGCACCAACGGGAGCCGTGCCGGTTCTTCCGTAGCCCACGGGGGTGTGCTAAGGGGGCAACTTGCCCCTACGCTCATGCGTAAATAAAATAGGAGAAAAAGGGTTTGGGTTAGGTTTTTAAAAAAACAAAAAAAACAAAATTTTTCAGATACACTTGAATGTGTCACTATTGCGTTTTTTTCCAGCCGGACATGCCTTAACGCACCGCCTGGTCTTTGGATTAAAATTGGGCTTTGCGTGTGGACAGCCATGTAATTTAGCCGCAACAGCCCGTTTGCGACTATCTGTAGCTTTAATACACTTGGTTTTTTCATTACGCATAAAGCCAGCAGGACAAGCCTTCACGCACCGTTTTGTCTTCGGATTATAATCGGGTTTGGTCGGCGGACACCCCTTTACAGCAGCAGCTAAAGCAAGCTTACGTGAACCAGTGGCCTTAATACACTTGAAGTTTTCATCGCGCATAAATCCAGGTTTACATAAATTCACACACCGATTAGTTTTCGGATTCAGCTCTTTTCCAGCACCACAACCACGTTCAGCTTTAACAACAACTACAGGCACAAGTGTTTTTACACAGTGGAATTTCGCATCTCTTTTAAATCCACTGGGACACAATTTAACACAACGTCCCGTTTTAGGATTTCGCTCCTTACCTGTAGGACATTTCACAGCAGAAACCCGTTTAACCGATGCCTTAGCCCTAAGTGTAACGCATTTAAAATCCTTATTTCTATATTTCCCATCGGGGCATTTTTTAACGCATCGCTTTGTTTTCGGATTATAATCAGGTTTAACGGCAGGACAAGGAATATTAGACGGATTTTTCCATACATCGTCCACTGGACCCAGTTTCCCATGTACAACAGCTGACCGTTTTACAGGACGAGCCTTTTTCCAAGAGGAAAGCTCGGCTTTCCAATCCCCTCCGCTAATAAACGTTTTCAAAATTCGTAAAACGGCCTCCGGATTAGCATTTGGATTTTGATACATCTTTGTATTATAAAAATCGTATGTATTTCTCCAACTTTCAACATCACAGTTCCCATCCAATACTTTACATACTTTCCCACCCCTTTTCTCAGTCAATATTGCCTTCGCAACCTCTTGTAAATCCTTTGGTATCCATTTATCATAATAAAATATCTCGTAAATAAGCTGTGACATATCACGATTTTCCAGCCCACGGTGTTTGAAATAGCCTTTTTTTGCATCAATAACCAACCCCTTATATGTAATACTACTGAAGCCAAAATCAATTAGCCTAGGCATAAGATTACCAGCAGCATCACGTATATACATACAATTATCCGATTTGAAGTCGCGATGATTTAATTTGAGTTTTTTATAAACCTCTATTAAAATTACACATATTCTAATCAAAACATATACTATATCACGATTTTGTTCTTTCAGAGGCTTTGTGGCAAAATCCTTTAGTAGGTTCTGTATAGTTTTACGCATTTTTTCAGAAAAAATATAACACATTTTAGTATTCGGGTCATATGCTATATCAAATACGGCTGGGGCAAACGGGCCAATTAAGTTATATTCCGGGTAATTAGATGTAGCCGTCTCTTTACAAACAATTATTTGTATTAGTGTCTCTAAAATCATTTGTTTCAAAGCCTCTTCGCCACTATCTTTAATGGCCTTAACGACGCAATTTTTCCACGCACCACTAGCATCTTTATGATATGCCTCAGAAACAACGCCAAATGTCCCTTCGCCTAAATATGTACCCTTCACATACACAGCCACATCCCCATTTGGTTTGGTAATTGTATAAAGATCGCGCCCCGTACTTTTGGTAATTTCAATTGTAGAGATTCGGTTCAAAAAATCGGATGGCACAACGCTACTTTCATCGGACGGATTAATAGACCAATCTAGACCATATTCTCTGAGGCTCAACATGTGGCCTGTCTATATAAAATACATATAAAAAAGTTTTGTATCAATTTGGTACATAACTTTTTACACCCGTGCTCAGCACATTCTGTGAAATTCGCGGGTTAGTGCTTCATTAAAAATAGCCACAATTATGAGAATAATTCTTACAAGGGTGAGCTGGGTTGTTTGAACTGAAAAATTTAAGGTATTTTATAATTTATATTATGTAAAAATTACAAAATATAAGTCGAATAAATGGTATTAAGTCAAACAACTATGCTTACCCGGATAGTAATTATTGTCAAAAACGGCAATTTAACCGAAGGTGCTGAGCACCGCTCTAAATATGTACCGTAAAGTACCGAAGTTAAGTAGACCCCCTTTCAGAGGGGTGTACTTAAGTTCACGGTAATTCACAGCTACAATCTTATACCAATGAATATTTGAAACGGGCACTTTTAGATTTTTTTTGTACCCGTAATCTTTTCCAGAAATGCCGGTTTGAAATGTTCGGCGATCTAATAAGTTGTACACCCAAAGGGTGTACTTAACTTCGGTATAGGCAGTCTAACAACCGCGCCCATTCCACCATTTTTTAGCAGACTCAGATGCCCGCTTTGCCTTAGCAACAATATCCGAATCAGTAGAATAATATGTTTTCCCACACAACAGCATAGAATGAACACGGGCATACCCCCATTGTTGTTGCGTAGCACCAGGTCGGTGTCCTGTTCGCCAAGCAGCCATTCCGCGGTTATATGATTGTTTCAAATATTTAAGCGGAACGCCAGAAGCTTTTGCTTTAGATTTTAAAGACGTGGCATTTGGAAATAGTTTTTTCCAGTTTGCCGTATATTGTGATTTCCGCGTAACTACACCTTTATCTGTTTTAAACCCAACATACGCTTTAGGATTTTTCCAACTCATTAAACCAAATTTAGAAATTTCCTTTTTCCGCTGTAGTTTCGCTTTTTGTGTCAAGCCTTTATAATATTTTGTCGGGTAATATATTTTCCTTGTTTTACCGGGCATTTATACAAGACTGAATACCCTTCTGTATAAATTAGATATTTTAATAAAGTTAAGAGCATTGTAAAAGACTACAAATAATTAAAGCCAATGGCTTTCAGGACAGGACTTAAATATTTTATCCGGGCGAGCAGGGTTGTTTGATTTAATACCATTTATTCAACTGATATTGTGTAGTTTTCACATAATATAAATTATAAAATACCTTAAATTTTTCAGATCAAACAACCCTGTTCACCCTTGTAGTACAGGCCAGTACTAAAGTTAAGTACACACCCTTTCAGAGGGGTGTACTTAACTTAATAGCACTTCACGGCTAAGGCCGTGCGAAGTTGTACACCCATTAAGGGGTACCTAACTTCGGCACTAGCAGATACACCCCTCTAAAGGGGGGTGTACTTAACTTTGGTACGTCACGGTACACCTGTCTAAAATGGGACGACACAGCTACGACCGTACGAAGTTGTGCCCCTATTGGGGCACAACTTACAAGAGCGAGCAGGGTTGGTTGTTCTGAAAAAATTAAGGTATTTTATAATTTATGTTATGTAAAAACTACAAAATATAAATTGAATAATGGTATTAAATCAAACAAGTCTGCTCGCCCGGATAGGTATTTAAGCTTAACTTTACACTGTCGGGTTTTCAAACCGTCTATTGTCACCAACGAGTCATAAGAAATCACGGCACAAATTCTTCACCGAAGGCGAAGAAAATGTCGGGTTTAGACCGGTGCTGATTCTAAATGAGCGTTTTTAACAATAATTCGTTTGCGAATTATTATTAATTATCCGGGCGAGCAGGGTTGTTTGATTTAATACCATTTATTCAACTGATATTGTGTAGTTTTCACATAATATAAATTATAAAATACCTTAAATTTTTCAGATCAAACAACCCTGCTCGCCCTTGTAGGCATCATTTTCATCACGCACTGGCAACTTACCCGCCCGATTAAAATCGGTGTAGGTGTAAAATGCCCATTGGTCAACAAATCAAAATGTTCGCCAATTTAAACAACACCGTTAACTTTGGAACCAACATTAAGAGTCGGCATTACAACAGGAGTAGATATAACTATAGGAAACCCAAAAAAATAATGATTTAACGGGGGAAATATCAAAGCCCATAACGCAATTATATTAGATAATACGGTAGTCACAGAAAACCACTCTCCAAGTAAATGTCCATCGGCTTTTTTTCCTATAAAAAACGCACTAATGCCTATAGCTAAAGCCCC